GCTCTGCCTTAGTACCATCAGGGCGTAGACCTTGCTTGCCCATTGATTCAACACCTGAACGCTTATTCTTTCTGTCTCGTAAGAAGTTTGCTGTTTTTGGTTTTCCTTTCGTGAACACAAACATATATTCAAAGGCTTGCAAATAAAACTGATTACTTCCAAAACAGGCTTGCGCCTTTTCGTAAATCATCGTTTCAACATTGAAGCCAACGGACTGAAAATAAATTGCTTGCTTGAAACTGGTAAGCGTTTCATTTCCGTTTTTCGTTTGGTCTCCCACTACCCACACAACAACCCCGCCCGCCTTTGTGACCCTGAATAACTGACGGGCGATAGTTTCAAAATCGAAAGTAAAGCCGTTATAGGTTCGGAGATTATCGTAAGGCGGGGATGTGACGGTAAGGTCTATGCAATCGGGCGGAAAGGATTGCAAGACTACTGCGCTATCACCTGTGATTATTTTATCGAGTTCCATGCTATTCTCACGAAGGGGTCTAACGGTTTGCGTTACCCGCTTGAAACGGCGGGGTTAGATTGACTGTCAGCGTTTGCCGCGCCCGTTTCAAGTCGGGTGGACGCTGTGTTAGATTGCGCTTCGGTCGGGCAGGGATTATCTTTACGCTCCTCTAACAACTCCAAATAACATTCATACTGCGATTTACCTGTGCCATAACTACGGCGGTAAGCATCAGCCCAACATTTTTCACAAATCATTTTCACCTCACGAAGCAATCTAACGGCTGGCATTACTTGCCATTGGGAGGGGTAAATAAATCTTTGAGAGCCGATAACTGCCGAGGCGTAAGAGTCTCTTGTAAATAGCGCAGACTCCCAATGGTCAAGTGCATGTTTTGTTGGGCGGCGCACTCTGGACACGGCGTAACATCAATGATGGTTTCGCCATTGCTATCATAAGACGAAAATATTTTTAGAACCTGATTGTGCGAGGCACACCTGATACGCAAATTCATTATTTGCCTAACCTTTCTGTTTAGGGCGAAGCCGCCCAACGGATTGCGTTACCTGCGCGCGGTAACTACGCTTCTTTACAATACGGGCAATACTGCCCATCAGGGACATGCTCACAATGCCCACTGCGTAGCACGTCAGGTGCATGCTGTTGTTGGGCGGCACACTTTTGGCACGGGTCAACATAGGCATATAAACCATCTTTATCAGCGAGTGTTACTACTGATGTGGTCAAAACAGTGTCGCAAGAGTTACACCGTAATTGAATATCAACTTTTACTTGCACAACTTCCTCCTGGGCTTAGTCCGCCCAACGGATTGCGTTAGCCGCAAGAGCCACACGCAACTTGACTTTTAGACGCGCCCGCTGGCTCTTGTCGGCTGCACGCCTTGTTAGTTGCGTTTATGAAATCACGCAACCTTGATTTATTGAGTAACACTGCAACGCGAGACCACTGGCGGTCAAGTTCCAAATATCGTTCGCCCGTTGATTTCATTTGCAATGACGAGAGTCGCACGCATTCTTGTTGAAGTTTCTTTGTTCTGGTGCTGGACATTTTTACCTCACGAAGCAACTAACTATTGCTTGAAACAATTATCTGATACGGATAATTCTATATCGCGCATCAGTGTAAACAACGCCAACTCACCAGCACTAGACTCTGACATACCTAGTCTCTTGCAAAACGATGAAAATTCGATCTTGTCCTTTTCTGTCAAGTGGATTAGGACACTTGATGTTTTCAGGGGTAAGTTAGACTTAGTACGTCCCTGCGTCCCTTTGCGGGAGTACGTTCGGGAGTTTCCGTTTACGTCTGTGCGGGTGAAGGTGTTGGATGCCATAGGGATGCTGGTGCGTAGGCTGTGACACCTACGCACCGAGGGAGTTAGAACGGATTTTCGTCCTCGACTTGTTCTTGTTTCGACTTTTGCGAAAGGAATTTGATTTCCTTCGCAGTCAGATCGAATGAGGCGGCGGCAGTACCATCCTGTTTATTCCAGATACGGGGTGCGCCAGTCGTCCAGTCGGCTTCGAGCGTTCCTTCTGCAAGGATGGTGTCACCCTTTTTCACGTCCTTCACGATCTCGGCAAGCTTACCAAACACCTGCACACGATACCAGATGGTGCGCTTTACCGTTTCGCCGTCCTTCTTGAATGAACGATCTACCGCGAGGCTGAAACTGGTGACGGCTGTACCATTCCCGGCGAACTTCATTTCTGCGTCTTTGCCAACTTTGCCAACAATCACAGTGTTATCGTAGGAATACCAAGACATTATTTACCTGCCTTCTTTGCTTCGACTTTGGCGCGGAGTTCCTTACCAAGCGAGATGATTTCTGAGTCCGTCATGTTTTCGGTGACTTGATAATCTTCAAGTCCATCAATACCAAGCCCTTTGGCTTCGTTGAGAAGTTTGGTGTACTTTTCAAACACCGTTTCTTTGTGTGGCTCAACGGGGGTGTCGGCTAAGTGTTCGCCTTCGTCCTCATCGGTGAACTGAGTACCGTAGCCAGCGTGTGCAAGAGCGCGTCCAATGGCGGCAGTCTCCGCCTTTTCGATCTCACGTCCAGCCCATACCGCACCCTGTTTTACCTGTGCAGAGCCGTAGCCAGTCGCCAAGACTTTGTCACCATCCTTGACGGTAGCCTTTACCATAAGAGGCGTAGTGCTGATAACTTCGGTCAAGATCGTGCCGTCTTTTCGGTCGTCACGAAACCAGACTAAACGCCATTTGACTTCAAGGTATTCTTTTCCACGCAGATTGGAGATTTTGCTTTTCGGGTCAAACATTTTGATTATCCTTTTTCGTTAGTTTTCCCGCGCCTCTAGCGCGGTCCGTGTCGGGTGGCAAGCCTGTTTATGCCAGTGCCTCCCGTATCGTTCTGTTTTCATCGAGCCAGTCGTTATGCTCGTCAATCGCTTTGTTTTGCCATTCCAGTGTCTCGTCAATCTCGCGCTCTACTGCTTGGGCAACATCTACGGGATGGGGCTGGCTTTGAATTTCTGCAATTCGCGCCTTGATAAGATCAATGCGGGATTGAATGGAACCATACTGAGGAACAGCGTCGCTTTCGTACCATGTCACAAAAGAATCGCCCTCTAGTTCAAAGCATTCTTCCATGTACATTCGTTCAACGCGAAGCAGTGCTTCTTTTCGCTCGCCAGCTTCAACCTGCTTGCGGTAGTCATAGTACATACCGCCGCGAAAGTTTCCATTCATTACACCTACTGCTGATCGTCTCATTGTTTATCCTTTCACCGTCACCGCTTGGGTGACAGGATCAATCGTGATATAGCGGTTGAAGTTGAGCCAGTAGAACGCCTTGCACAATTCCGCGTCACCATCGGCGTAGTCCTCCACCGTCAGTCCGGGGCGGGCATCCACCAGCGCAAGCGCGGTTTGCTGTGATTCGGTAAGGGAGGGGGTGTCGAGGATGGAGGTTGTCATAAGTTGCTCCTGTTGATATGCTGAATAATACACCAGTTGTTTACTCATGTCAATAGCAAATTACAACAGAAAACACAATAGGCAAAATAAAATCCCCCAGCCTCTCGACTAGGGGATTTCCTAAAGTGGCAAGAACCTGTCCGAGTTCTTTTCACTTCCGTAACTATCTCCAATGGATTTCACACCTGCCCCCTCGATACACTTCCACCCTTTCAATAACAGAGTGCAGGATTTGATTTACCACCATCGGATCGTCAGATTGTATCCATTCCGCCATGTATTCCAGTTCCTCAAAGGATTCGTCAAATTCTTTCTTGGCGCGTTCTGATCGCTCGGCGTCTAGTTTTTGTATCTCTATCTTTTCCAGTTCGGCTCGCAACGCCGACACGCGCTTGGCGGCTTCGACGGGAGTATATACCCCAAGTTCGGCGGAGTTCTGGACGCGCTCTATCCTGCTTTCGATGTCTTTTATCTCGGCGGTAAAGTTCACCTTTTGCGCTTGGACTTCCTCGCGGGGATTGCGTCGCTCTAAACTCTGCTTCTGGATTTCTTCCGCCAGTGTCTTTATCAGCTTCTCGTACTGATGAGACTGACAAGGCTCTTTGGGTTCGGTGATGTAAAAGTACGGATCGAAGCCGGAGCGGTAAAGTTTTTGCCCACAGTACCCGCAATACAAAAGCCCTGTAAATGGGTACTTGATGTTGTTCTTTTTATTACGCTCTGCCCGTCGCCTAAGTTCAGCCTGTATCGTCTCGAAGTATTCAGGGGTAAAGATAGGCTGGTGCTTACCTTGTTCCTTGATGCGGGATGCGTCAAAGTTCCTGTACCGCCTGCCATTCGTCACGCGCTCTTTGCGCCATTGCACCACCCCACAGTAAAAAGGATTCCGCAGGATGCCTGAAACCATGGCGGTTGACCATTGTTTATTGTGGGGGGTTTTCACACTCGACTCGTTGCAATGTTGGGAAATGGCACGCAAAGACCGACCTTCCAGATACAGCCGCGCCATTTCTTTGATAGCCGTCGCCTCGCTAGGGACAATCTCGAAAGGTTCGTCATCCTTTACTTTTCTGTATCCGAATGGAACGGGACCGCCAGGGTGTAAGCCGTTTCTTATTCGGCGTGGAATACCCGTTTCCCACTTGCGGCGCAGATCGGCAATCCGTTGTTTTTGCCATATTGGGGCGAGAGCTTGCATGATGAATGACGAGTCATCCATGTACGGATTGTAGTCGGCTTGGACGGGCGTAGGTTGGGCGAGGCTGAATAGCTGCACGCGGCGATTTCTAAACTCCGTCGCCACCATGATTATCAAGTCGCCCAACCTATCGTAGTTCCAGACAACAAGCACGTCGAACAGACCCGCCCGCATGTCAGACAGCATCTTACCGAGGGGTGGAATGTCTGTCTCTGCGTCAGATAAGTTTACATACCCGGTGCGTGAGTAGCCATCGGCAACGTAAACCAAGCCGGTGTTGTACCAGCCCTCTTGATTTCCTCTCTCTTTGCACTTGTCTATTTGATTATCAAGGCTCGCCCCCTCTACTTGATCTATTGTTGATACTGCCGCCCATACTGAAAAACGAATCATACTTTTTCCTTAAGTAAAAATACACCGCTACAAAAAGCATGAATAGTAGTTGCAGTCTATTTAGTTTGCTCAATTCTGCCTCTAGACTTTGAGGCTTTGGTAAACGCACGTGTGATTTCAATAAAACCCTCCTGTTGCTCAGGTGACACTAAGGTTTGGATAAGGGATATTACTGTTTTATCAAAATTTCTTAGTGGTGTTCGTTCCTTGTCCCGTTCTTCAAGTATCCCCGCAATTACCAAGACATCCACAGGATCGACACCAAATGCCCTTGCAATTTTTACGCACACCTCGATTCCGGGTTCGCGCTCCCCGCTTACATATAGAGATAATATCGAACGGCTAATTCCCGCTTTCTTTGCCAAGTCAGCGGGCTTCCACTCCCTAGCTCTCAATTCGTCATCAAGCCATCCGGTAAATTTTGTCATCGTTGACATTTTAATAGACTCTTTGTTTTCTGTGGTTTTATACTATTGACATGAGTAAACAACGGGTGTAAGATTGACTTATGAAAACAACCGACAACAACAGTAAACTTTCACCTCTCACCCTGAAGCGCAGGCGGGAAGGTATCCGCCTTGTGGCTGAGAAAGGGTGGACTCGACAAATGCTGGCGAATCGCTGGGGCGTTTCAAAGGCTAGAGTCTCTGTCATTGTTGGACGTGTCCGCAGGTTTGAGGCATTGAAATGACAGACTTCAACCCTATCCGAGCGCGGATTGCCTTATGGCTTTCGCGCCGACAGTTGGCTATTACGGATGCTCCACCCATCCGTTAGCGCGTAACATTTTTTCCTCCTTTTGACCCCTTCCCTCTCAGTCTGCTGGCTGAGAGTGGAAGCGGGGGAGGAACGAAAGGAAACCCCATGACATACATCGTTATTTTCATCCTCGCAATGATCGCCTTGTACGTTGATTGGAAGTTGAACTTACGGTAATCACGGCTCTGCGCCGATTACACCATCTTTCGACCCGGTGGAGCTACGTCTGGAGTATCAGCCCGCTTATAGGTTACAAATTTTTTGCTGAAACAAAAGCAGGCTCTACCGGGAAGATGAATCCGAAAGGACACACATGAACACCACACAATTACTCGAAAAACTTACCGAACTGTACGCCAAGCGTGATCTTCTTTCTCTCGATAAAAAGGCGGCGATTCCTGCGGAAGTCCAGAATATTTTGGACGAGATCGAAGCGGAGTACGCACCCAAGCAGGACGCCATCAGCGAAGAAATCTCGGCACTCGAAGCGCAGGTAAAGTCTACCGTGCTTGAGGCTGGCGAAACGGCGAAGGGTGGAAGTTTGCAGGCGGTATTTACCAAAGGACGTGTCTCCTGGGATACCAAAGCCCTCGATGGGTATGCCAAAGCCAATCCAGCGATTGTTGAATTTCGCAAGCAGGGCGAGCCTTCTGTCAGTATCAGGAAAGTTGCATGACTACTGGCTTCATCATTGGATGCGGTAAAAAATTCCTGTCACGTCGTTATGAGTGGCAGGACCTTGTAACAGAGGCTTATGTTTTCCCTGAGTGGCAGATGAGCGACGTTTTAGAGATGGCAGAGAAGTGGAAAGACAAGCCTACCCATTTGTTTGCGGCGACGTTTGAGGACGGCGCGGTGACAATCGGGGAGAAGTTTTACAAGGTAGTTTGACGGCGGTGGACGGATGAGTTTCATAACTCTATCGTAGCACCATCACCAGATTTGTCAGCACTTTGCAGGAAACAGTATGACGGTAAAAGGACGAAGCCAACAGCACGACAGCGACTTGTTAGATCGAATCGCCCTTATCGTCATGGAAATACGGGAACTTGAGAGGCACGTCGAGTTGACGGAAAACTTGAGTTTCCAGCAGAAGAAGCGGATTGAAGAGTTGGAAAAGAAACGCCAGGCATTGATTGAGGAAATGAAAGGGAAAGAATGAACTCTCTTGCAAAATTAGATAAAGCCACACAGATGTTAGCGGAGGCAAAAAGCCTTGATGAAGTCAAGGAGATTATGGATATTGCCGAAGCCGCACGAACTTATGCCCGCGCTGCGAAGCTGGGATTGGATGCACAGAATCACGCCGCCGAAGTGAAAATCCGCGCAGAGCGTAAGGCAGGGGATTTGCTTAGGCAGTTGGAACGAAGTAACCACGATAGAGGAAATCAATACAAGGCTAAATTCCAAGATGGAACACAGCCATCCGAATACCGCGAAGTGTTAGAAGAACAGGACATCCCCACCACTACCGCCCACCGCTGGCAACAAGCCGCGCAAATTCCAGAAAAAGCATTTGAACAGCATATAGCGCAAGTCAAAGATGCCGGACTTGAACTTACTACATCAGGGCTTTTGAAGTCTGCAAAAGTACACGTCGCACAGAACACAGGCGAGAGCGAATGGTACACACCGATTGAGTACATTGCTTGCGCTAAGGCGGTGATGGGAAGGATTGATTTAGACCCCGCTTCATCTGAAATTGCCAATAAGGTAGTTGGCGCATCAAAGATTTACACCGCAAAAGATGATGGACTTTCTAAGTTTTGGGCTGGAAAAGTTTGGATGAACCCCCCTTATTCAGCCGAATTAGTCAGGCAGTTTATTTCTAAGTTTGTCGAGCATGTTTCTAGTGGCGACATTACCGAAGGAATTGTTTTAGTGAACAACGCAACGGAAACACAGTGGTTTGCGGACCTTGTCTCTGTGTCGTCTGCGGTTTTATTTCCTACCGGACGGGTAAAGTTTCTCGATCCGAAAGGAAATCCCGGCGCACCGTTGCAAGGACAGGCACTTACTTACTCAGGAAAAAATGTTAGTGCGTTTGTCAAACAATATGAGGGATTTGGATGGATAGCGAAATTGTAAGAGGCGCAACAACTTTCAAGCAGAGAGCAAAACAAGGTAGAGACTTTACAGGACTTAGATACGGAAACATCACACCAACAGATTTAGACGGACTTATTGAGTTTAGAAACGAGTGCTACGTTTTTATAGAAGCAAAAAAGATCGGTGCTGAAATGCCTTACGGACAAAAGCTGGCACTTGAAAGACTTTGTGACGATATGCAAAAGGTAAAGCCGACCTTGCTAATTGTGATAAGTCACGACACACCAGTTGATAAGGAAATTGATTTTGCAAACTCTTGTGTTGAAAAGTATAGATACAAAGGCAGATGGGCTGTGCCGCAAAAAATACCAACAGCTAAGCAGCTTATAGACTTGTTTATCCAGAGGAATAAATGACATTTCAAGGCTTCAAGCAACCTGAACAGAACTACTCCAAACTCCCCCACGAGTTTATTGATCTACTCCCAGAGATTGACTCTTTGGCAGAGTTGAAGGTTGTCCTGTATGTCCTTCGCCATACTTGGGGATTTAGCGAGTACGACAAGCCCAAGAAAATGACGCTAGACGAATTGCAGAACGGGAGAAAACGCCGTGACGGTTCACGGATGGATGGAGGGACTGGATTGTCTGTCAACTCTATCAAATCTGGGGCTGAAAAGGCTGTAGAGCGCGGGATTTTAACCGTTGAAGTTGACGAAACAGACGCGGCAAGGATTGAAAAGTGGTACTGCCTTAATATGTCTGACGAATCAAAGTTTGACACCCGACTGTCAAATCTTGACACCCGACTATCAAAAGTTGATAGTCTACCGTCAAAAGTTGACAATCGTACAGAGAAAGAAACTATAGAAAGAAAAAAACAGATTTTTTCCTCTGCTGATAAAGAGATGGATGGACTCCTAGCTTTCGAGCGAATGGCAGAAAAAGCCCAACAAGAGGGATATTGGCAGGGACGCGAACTTATTCCATCCCACCTGCTGAAATACGCCGACTGGTGGAACTCCAAGACAGGGCAGGTGATGAAAGGGAAAGTCAACTCCGCATGGCTGAAAGAGTTTACCCGCTGGTATGACGAACAAATAACAACGCCCGCCCTTGACGAAGCATTTGAGCATGTGAAGGGCTGGAAGAAACTGATCGAGAAGCCCGCAGATATTACCAGTGCGGCAAAGGCAATAAACGATTTACCAGAGGCTTTTGTAGAGGAAAAGGTGAGACTTTTATGAACACAATCGCATTTGCAAAAAAGTACGCAGAACAAGGTTGGCAATCCTTCCCGATCAAAGAACGCGATAAAACCCCGATTGTCAAATGGGCGGACGTTGCAACCACAGAAGAAAACATGCTGGTTGGCTGGTGGGACACAATGCCCGATGCCAACATAGCCATTGCCTGTGGCAAGCGTTCTGGAATTATCGTGCTTGATGTGGATGCGGGACATGGTGGCTATGAAAGTCTTACCGTTTTGTTTGAGAAGTTCGGTCCCCTGCCGACAACCCCGGTAAGTAAGACAGGCTCAGGCGGAGAACACATTTTCTTCAAGCACCCCGGCGTTGAGATTCGCAACAGCGCGGGAAAACTTGGAAAGGGATTGGACATTCGTGGGGATGGTGGGTATGTGGTTGCGCCGCCGTCTGTACACCCGAATGGCAATGTGTACGAGTGGGAAGTCAGACCGAGTGAAACACCTTTGGCGGACATGCCCGAATGGATGATCGAATTGTTGCGCGAGAAGAACCCGCAACCGCAGGCAAAAGCAGAAAGCGAAGAAGTCATTATGGGTGAGCGTAATAACTACCTCACACAATTAGCAGGAAGCATGAGACGCAAGGGATTTACAGAGGACGGTATCTTTGCCGCCTTGCAGGTCCAGAACCGTCAGAAGTGTTCCCCTCCCCTTGCAGATGGTGAGTTGTGGCAAATCTCTCGCTCTGTATCCCGCTACGAGCCACAAGACGAACCACAGGTAGAGACGCTTGTACCAGTATCCATGCACGTAATGGACGAACTGGAAGCCGACATCAAGGCGCGAGAGAAAGACCCCCGTGACGTTTGGGGTATCCATTACGCATGGGATTACATCAGTCTTATCACAGGCGGGAAGCAACTTGGCGAACTCATTATTGTGGGTGGTGAGCCGGGCGTTGGTAAATCGTGGTGGGCGCATCAGGACGCTTTATTTACAGCGATTGGAAACCCATCAAAAAAAATTCCCGAAACACCAGTATTGATCTGGTCAGGCGAAATGAAGCGCAAGCAGGTATATCGCCGTTTTCTTGAGATGCTTGGAGTAAACAAGCGCAAGATGTTGACGGGAGGCATGACACATGAAGATTGGCAATCGTTTAACGAAGCCAAAGCAATTATTCAGGCAAGCCCCATTTACGTTGAGGACAAGCCACTTGACTTGAAGAATGTACGAAACTTTTTGAGCAGACAGATTGACGCATTTGGTATCAAGCAGGCTGTATTCGACTACGACTGGCTTATCAATGCCCCCGGCGGGAATGAGATCGAAAAGTCACAGAATATCAGCCGCGAGTTCAAGCAAATCACACAGGAGTTGAATTTATCAGTAATCCTTATTTCCAGCGTGAACAAAGGCGGAATGGATACCACTAACGAGAATGTCACAAAGTCCGCACTTTCTGGAAGTGGAAAGAAAATCCATGACGCAGACGTGATTTACATGCTTACCAAATACAACGAGAAGCGCACACCCATTGAAATGGAATTTGTGCAACCAAAGGATTATTGGAAAGTGCTTACCCTCCACGTAGCGAAAGGACGCGAACTTGACCACAACTTACCTAACGGCGCAATTAACTACCTGCGTATGACACCCAACCCAATGTTCAGAGAGTTGCGGGACGCTAGTAAAAAGCCGGAGTGGATGAAATGACCGAAGCCCAAGAGATCGCCCGCAACGCAAAGAAGGCACTCAAAACAGGCAAGATTACCAAAGCCCAATACAACGACGTGCGACTGATGCTGGTGATGGCGCACTACGAAAAGAAACTATTCGGAAAATACCAAGAGACAAAAGGACAGAAATGACACTCACTTACACCGACGCATTTGCAATGACACGCCCGGACGAGACTCCGATCACATCCGAGACGCTTGACCCGCTGCTCGTTGCAGACTTGCAGGGACTTTCCCGAATCCATGCCAACACCCAGGACGAAGCCGACGACACCAAATGGAACATTGCCGGAGAGGTCAACGACGCATGGGACGAACACTCAAAGATATTCCCTACCAAGATGCACTATTACGCGGAATGTTCCCGCATCCTCAATACCAATCGTACCCGCAAGTATTTCTCTGATAGTGGCGAGACATTGCGCCGATATTGCGAACTCCGCGCCACCTACGACCCCTTGATAAAGACCGCAAAACGTGGTGGTGAGTTTCTCGAACTGTTTACGATGGAACACTTGAGAATCGCCCGTTCGTTGTACATGAACGCAAAGGTAAAGTCGCCCTTTGAAGCCCTCGAATGGTGCGTAGATGGCAACGGGAAGATGAGAAGCGCGGACGAAATGGAAGAACACTTCGACACCAATCGCAACTCGACCAAGAGCAGCTTTGTGAACTTCCTGAGTAAGTTTTTGGAGAAGCAACTACCGAAGCTGAAACTGCCCGAACCATCCAGCGCAAGAGCGAAGGAACTTATCACAGAACTTATGGAGTTGTTGAAATGACGCTCTCCCGCGAAACGATATACCGCAAAATGCGACTCCTTGCAGCCACCCGCGCCGCGAAAATGGAACAGCAGACGTACAAAGACGCATGGCTGCTGACGCACCTTATCAAACAGCATGAGCCGATCACCCGCGAAGAACTGAAAGGCGTGTCTGGTTTAGGGACGATGAGATTTAACAGAGCGTGGAAACTAATAAAGCCGAAGATTTGGCTGGTTGGAAAAGGATACGAAATGAAAACGGAGACAGCGAAGTTATGAACACCTACGCCCGTGTTACCCCGAAGCCCAAGCCCGCGCCGAAGGTAAAGGCTACCCGTCCGCGAAAGCAGAAAACAAACAGGCAGAAACTTATCAATCAACTCTCTGACTTGTGCCGACAAATTACCACATGGCGCGACGGTTGCACCTGTGTTCTTTCCAGCGTGGACGGCGGACGATGTAACGAAGTCTCACAGTGGGGGCATGTCATCCCGCAGGGAGGCAGCGGATACCTCCGCCATAGTTTGTCCAACTCATTCAGGCAATGCGGAAGCCACAACAAAATACACGACAAGATCAATCCGCTTATTTATTTGAACTGGTATCGGAAAAAGTTTGGAAATCGTGCCTTTGACATGTTAGAGCAAGCAAGCATGATTACTTACCACAGATTTACCATCCCCGACCTTTGGGAGATGCGCGATAACTTGAAAGACTTGTACGAAAAACGATTTGAAATGAACGGTGCAACACTTGAACAGTTGATAGAAGCTGGCTATTACGGCGAAATCATAGCCGAGGCATGGCGTAAAGACGGACGCATTTAGCAGAAAGGAATACATGAGTAAATTTTTGAGTTTATTGGAAGGCAAGTCTTATCTGGGCGAAATCGTGCGCCCCATTGACGACCCCAAGATCGTCATTATCGAGTCCTGTTTTGACGGCACGGTGGGGACAGACTGGATGCACCTGTCCAGCCCCTACCTGCTGAGTGACAAGGCGGTGGAGGAATGGACCGCTAACTACTCCGGCTTGGAAAGATGGTGGGTGGTGTACGGCTATCCCATGTTGGGCGACCACAACAGATACGAATGGCGACTGAGACGATAGAAAGGAAATGACATGGATACTTTGGAAGTAGTAAAAGGGAAAGCGTTCGATTTTGGAAAGTACTTACTTGATCATTGGATGACTGTTGTTATTTTAGGTGTTAGCGCGACCCAAACGTACTACCTCGTTAGCACGTTTGCACCCGCATGGGCGTTATGGCTTCCCGCGCTCGGTGTTTGCTTGATGGAAGGCGGATATTTGTACTGGCGTTGGCGCGAGTACGAAGCCGACCCGCTGGATATTGACGGCAAACAGAATACTAACAAACAGGAATCCATTGCAAACGTGATGGTGTATCTCACCCTCGGCGCATCGGTGCTAACAATGTTAGCGGGCGCGGCGTTGGAAATCTCCCAGAGTGAACTTGCTTACATTCTGAAAACAATCCCAGACATGGAAACATATTTAGGCTTGTTTGCAGTTGTTTGCATCTTCCTGTTAGCGGGTGGACACCTGTACGCGGACTGGCAGTACCGCCGCAACGACCCCGACGCTGTTATGGAGCGCAACTTCCGCGAGAGTGAGCGGGAACTGGAACGCGCCCGCCGAAAAGCCAACATTGAAGGGCAAAAAATCGTCATGGAAGGGCGAAATAACGAACTTCGTCGCCTGTACGATGCTAACGGCGCAAACATGGGACGATCAAAAGCTGCGGAGGAGTTTGAGGCGATTGCAAACAAGCCAAAGACAAACCCTCAGAGCGGCAACGGGAATATGCGTTCGTAGTCGCCCCCGTTGCCGAGGTTAGCAAGGCGAAAACCATCGAAAGGAAACTGTTAGCGGAGATTGCAAACGAGGCGCATGTCGAGAAGTTTGGAGAGTTGCGCTGGTTTGCAGTCGGCGGCGATAAGCCCCGCTCAATCGTGGTGAAAACACGCGGTGCAAACAGCCGGACGGTGAAAACAATCTCTGCTAACAACAATCCTGACGCATGGGAGAGTTGGAAACCAGTACTAACAGAGTGGTTGGCAGAACGGGCGCGAACTAACAAGCGGCGTGTCAGCCACAAGAATTTGAAAACAGGCAAATTATGAGACGTTGGATTTACCGATACTTATACATGCCGTCCCTCGGCTGGTCGTGGACGAAGGCACTCCGCAAGAAACAGTACTGTAACAGATGCGGGTCTAGTCGAAATCTGCACCTGCATCACAGGAACTACGATGGATACGGCTGGTGGTCGTTGTTAGTCCCCGACTTGATAAGCGACATGGAAACCCTGTGCGACAGGCATCACAGGGCAGAACATAAGAAAGGATGATTATGAACTGCGAACACGATGGATGTGAAAAACTTGGTTGTGCTTGCACATCAAAGTGGCTGGATAGCGGTGGAATGTTGGTGAAATACTGGTGCAAAGAACACGCCCCGGAAGAAGCAGAATATTTTTGTTGGGCGCGAGTAATAGTTGATGGTAAAGGTTGTGCAGATTGTGAATTAGAGAAAGGATAATTATGAAGTATTTGTTTGTAATCCTAGCCATTGCCTCCCTCGCGTGCGTGGCAACCCCGCAGGCTTCCGCCAGTAAAGCCGTTTACGCGGATACTCAGATCGAGGACGAAATCAGTACCGTTGTAATGACGGTCATTGCCGACGAGGGGCTGAACATCCGCGCCGAACACAGCGAGGAAAGCGCGGACATTGGCGATCTATTCCCTGGCGACGTGGTGACGTGCCGCGAGTTGGTGACAGTTGGAGACTCTATTTGGTGTCACCATGAGCGCGGGTGGAGCAATGCCCGCTGGTTGGAGGCGCGATGAAAGTATCTTACCAAGATGGATTTTTGAAATGTGATTATTGTCATGCACAAGAAAAAATGATTAGCGGAGCCTTCTCTAACGTTGGTGAGTTTTGCGCAAAACATTTTAGTTGCGAAAAGAACTTTATAAAGCAGACAAAAACCGCAGATTTGCTATCTTTCCTCAAATACACCGAATCATCTCACGCTATTTCCTATAACTGGAAGGAAGAAGAAATAGCAAAACTCGTCAAAGAGTATGTGGAGGCGCAATGATACAGATCATCCAACAAACAGGCGGCTTCGTGTGCATCTCGGCATTATTGGCAGGACTTATCCTTTTACCTGTGCTGATGCGCTTCCGAAAGGGTGGCAACGATGAAGGGGAATAAGAAGCCACACCCGTATTACTCGCGCCGTGTAGTGCGACGCGAGATTGCCCGCCGACTGAAAGCGGAGAACGAAGTCGCCCAACTGAGGGCGCAACTAGAACGAATTACCAAAGAACAAATTGCGGCATTGCGTAAGATACAATCGGAGTTATACAAGTAATTTTTGTGGTAAACTAGTAAAAACAAAGCCAAATACAGCCGCCGAATTGATTCGCCCGCTATATCTGGTAGTACGACACGAGCCGCGTGTAATGCCCCGCCCGTGGAATGTCCGAAAGGATGTTTCGCGGGCGGATTTTGTTTAACCTATTTTGCAAAGGAGTACTAAAAATGGAAGCATTTCTCGAACTGGTAAAGGCTAACGGTGTTGAAGGGCTGTTCTTGGGTTTTGCTGTGTTGTTGATCGTGTTCGGGCTGAATAAGTCCGGCGTTGTTATCAGCGGCGAACATAAGCGATTTGCCAATATTGTCCTGTCCCTTTTGTTGGCTGGCGTGTCCCTGCTCGATCCCTCTCAGGGTGATGTTGTGCAGGCGGCGATTGCGTCCCTCGGCTCGGCTGTTGCCTACGAGTTGATCCGCTGGGTGCTTAGTTTCAAGCCGAGTGGTGGATAACAAGCGATTTCGCTTGATACCCTAGCCCTCCCGCTCTCTGAAGTCGTGCTGGCGCAGAGCCACCCAACTGGTCAGAGCGTAACGACGCGAGAGCCGAACCCAGCCGTGAGGCGGGAGGGCGTAAAAGGTGACACATGCCAACAGAAGTTATTAACCCGAATTGGATACAGGCTGGCGAATTAGGACTTGCTTTTGTTGTAATTATTCTTTGTGCTTGGCTGGTACTGTACACGATGAAAACCTCTGCAAGTCGGGAGGCGTTGCTATTAAGTCTGATAGAGAACCAACAAGTGAAATTATCAGAACTATCAGGGACAATCGAAAAGATAACATCTGAAATCAAAGCCATGTCGAGTGAAATAACTGGACGCTTGGACGACATCGAAGAAAAGGTAAACACGCAGCCGTCAAAGCGCACTAGAAAAGCGGCGAAATGACGAAACCACGCGACGAACTAATAGTTAATTTCGGTGATTTTCATAACGGTGGATTGACCGCCCTTTTCCCGAATTACTCCATGCAATTCAAGTATGACGATAAGAACGTCTTATCCTACGCCCCAACCCCGCAACAAGTCGCCATGTACAACCACTTTATTGAAGGCGCAAAACTGGCGAAGGAAAAGGCAAAAGGCAAGAAGCTAAAAGTCATAATGAATGGGGATGCAATCGACGGAAACCATCACGGCACAATCCAGATCATCACACCCAACCAAAAACACCAATCACAAATTCATATCGAAGTCATGGAGAGTTTTTTGGATGCCTGTGGATTCTCTGTAAAGAATGGCGATGAACTGCACTACGTCTCAGGCACGGAATCACACACCCGATGGGATGAGTACGGCATCCGCGACCACTTTGACGCGATAGGGGCGCAGTACCACGATGAGTTGAAATTAGATGTGAATGGTTTGCGTTTGTGGTGGGTGCATGAAGGACCGAAGCCGGGCAAGGGTGCAAATGAAGGAAACGCGGTCCGAAACTTTGCAAGAGACATTTATTGGGACTGCCTGAAAAGCACCCCGCAAATCGCGCCGCCGCATCTCATCACCGCGAGCCATTATCACAAAAGCACCTACGACATATTCGCGGACTCTTATCGTCACAGCATCCACATACAAGTACTACCGTCCTATCAGATGAAAACGCGCTACGCCCAGAAGGTGTCCCCGTTCCAAAGGAATGACATTGGCATGGTATTCAATACCGTGACAACAGGCGGGGACTTGCGCTTTGAGCCGTATTTGTGGGAAGGCGCACAGTGAATAAGTGGGGGACTCCCCCAATGGTAAAGGATACCTTATGAAACGCTTACGCTTTGTTGTGTTCCTCGCCCTGTTACCCATTGCCCTCCTGCTGTTCTGGGAGGGGAAACGCTATGAGATGGGTAGAAGCGACGGGCGATTTATGAAAGGCGGAAGGTGCTACACCCGATGACAGTGACATTGCATTTAGGCGATTGCTTGGAAGTTTTACGTGATATGGATGCTGATACCGTTCAAACTTGCGTCACGTCACCGCCTTACTACGGATTGCGCGATTATGGACACAAAGGGCAAATTGGGCAAGAAGAAACTCCTGACGCTTACATTGCCCGCCTTGTCGAAGTTTTTAGGGAAGTTCGGCGCGTTCTAAAGCCCGATGGTACGTTATGGCTAAATTTAGGTGATAGTTACGCGGGAAGCAATCAAGGAGCTGGAACTAAATTACCGTCTGAAAAGCAACTTAGTAATAGGGGAACAAATTACCAAACAACTGAAGAGCATAAAAGCAAACTTTCCCGAATAGACGGATACAAGCCAAAAGACTTACTCATGATTCCCGCCCGCGTCGCCATTGCTTTGCAGGCAGACGGCTGGTATCTCAGAAGTGAAATTGTGTGGCACAAGCCAAACCCCATGCCTGAAAGCGTGAAGGATAGACCAACAAAAGCACATGAAATGATTTACCTGCTGGCTAAGTCGCCTAAGTATTTTTATGACGCTGAGGCAGTTTTAGAACCATACACATCTCCCATAGATAGATGGGGTGGTGACTTTACGAGACTCGTAAAGTCACCGAAAGACAAACAGCAAGGAAATCCAAAATCTTTGAACAGAGAGCGAGATATGCGACCAAATAAAAACGGGCGCAATCGCCGTGACGTTTGGACAGTCACCACCAAGCCGTACAAAGGCGCACACTTCGCAACATTCCCGCCCGATTTGATAGAGCCTTGTATTTTGGCTGGTAGTCGTGAGGGTGACGTAGTGCTTGACCCGTTTAATGGTGCTGGCACCACAGGTAAAGTAGCCCTAAAGCACGAAAGGCGGTATGTAGGAATTGACATAAATCCAAAATATTTAGAACTGACAAGGACTAGATTAGAACTAATATGAAATCTTTCCTAAACTGGCAACGCCCCCTATACAAAACAGCAGACGGCACAGTCAAGCATTTTGACTTGCCTCTGCACGCTGTGGTGGATACTGGCGTGGCCGTTGGGAGTAGGGTGGAAGTCACCTACAACGGCGTAAGCGGCTGGGTGGACGCGGACTATCTGGACGAGTACCACGAGATGTTACCAAAGGACTGTGTTGATCTGGACGGCATCCAAACGCCCAACCCTAACGACGCAGAGCAGTACATCATCGTCAACGGAGAGAAAATCGTCAATGCCTGCGGGATGCTGTGTATCGCCTTTGTGTTGAATAAGCCCGCCTTGAACGTGTTCCAGACGTGGGAGCGGTCCAATCCCAAACACTACGATTACATTGACGGGCGGAACTGGCTCACCAGCGCGGACGATTTGAAAACAATCCTGGACGGCTATAACGTGGTGTCCCATCCCCTACGTCTAAGTCGTCTGACAAATGGGAAACTCTACCAGATACCCGGCAAAGTCATTATCGGAGTGAGCATCAATAGGTACACGGGCAAGCTGCAAGCCTCCGGCATCCGTCATTGGGTGGTGGTAACGGACATCTTCCGCGAACGCTTCGGCGGGACGGTGGACATCTACAATCCGTTCCCTAACAGGATCGAGCGGTATTCATGGGATGAGTTTGTCGCCTCGGTGGGGAGAGTGGCGGGGGTGGTGGTGTGAAAGGATTAAAGTAATTTTATTATGGAATTTGAAATATTTTACAGAAGCATAATGATTGCAGTTGATATTTTTGGTGTTGGTTTTAGACTGTTTTTAGGCTTCAAACCGTTTACAGTTTTGAATATCAGGATTATGGACAAAGAAGATTATGCAGTAACAATTATAGGTGTAAATGTATTCGGTTTATATTTTATTTTTGATTACGAGGATTACACAGTTCTATGATTACGGTAAATGTATCAGGATACAATTTTATTATTGACGCTGAGGACTTGCCACTTTTTCAAAAATACAGTTGGCAAGCCCATAAAAACAGGGGTGAAGTAGCTTATTTACAAACAACTATATTGTTTCATAGGGCAATACTAGACGCTCCCAAAGGTTTCGTTATTGACCATATAAACAATAACACATTTGATAATCGGAAAGAAAATCTAAGAATGGTAACTCATGCAGAGAATATGAAAAATAAAATCCCAGCATGGCGAAGGCGTGAAATAGCATCTTTTCACTTGGCTCAAAATCATGTAGGGATTTGGCAGTTTGATAGGTAAAAATGAAATGCAAATATTGTCCGGTCCAGCTCACAGGCAGGCGGCGCGTGTGTAATGCCTGCAAACGGACGCGGCGACTGGCGAGGTATAGAGGGGGACACCATAGGAAACAGGGGGACAGAATACGGGGGACATAGAGGGGAAATAAAAAAGCCCTACTGCACTGCTGGCGGTAGGGCTTTGCATTACTCGTCTTTCGGCATAACGGTATCCAGTTCCGCATCATACAGCAGCGCGGTGAGTACTGCCATGCGCCGCTTGTGTTCGTCGGGTGAGAACATGGCGACAATGGCGGCGGAGATGGCGCGGGAGGCTTCGCGCTTGGGCATTTGGGCGACGATCTGGGTCGCCTCGTTTGATAAATATACTTGTTTCATGTTGGGGCGGTTCTGTTTATGCATGGTTTTTCTCCAATAGGCGGCAGGCTACGATAAGTGGGGTTTGAAGTTTACATTCTGCAATTTTACTGCCACCGTCTTTTGTAAATAAATCGGCGTCTTTTCCAGTGTCTTTTTCGTGCAATTCCCACATATTTGTAGACTTCACATAAAAAACAATGTACTCTGTTTTCATAGCGTTATCCCTCGGCTTTCTGTATGGCGGCGCGGGCAATTGTCTGTAATTCGTCGGTCAAGCTCCACTGCGGCTTGCCTGTCTCATTGCGATGAATTACTCCAGCTTCAGCCAGTCGTAAAATGGTTTCTAACGCTTCCAGCAGTTCCGGCGCGGCGGCGATCAGGCGGGCGTTGGCGATTGTTACATCTTCAGGCATAGAACCATCTGCATCACAGATGATAGAGTACATAGGGTATTTTTTCCCTTTATGGGAAACCAATCCATGATCGGCGTATATTCTATGCGGAGCCATTCCGTCCCCATATGGGTCAAGTCTCCACGGTGCGGGTGTGTGTTTCATGTTGTACCTTTCTGCCCGCGTATTATCAGCCCACGGGCGGGCGGTAGGGGTTAGCGTACTCGAAAGTACAATTTTCCAGAGAAAGCGCGGGCGAGAGCTACGGCAATATGCGCGGGGTCGGTACAATAGTCGTACCAAGACGGGATAAGCGCGTGACTTCCTGCTCCGTTCGGGTCGTTGTCTTCTCCGCAATATCGCGGGGTTAATGGTTGATAACCGTCTTTAGGGTTGTCGCCTTCTCCCATTGCAAAGGTCACAATCTCATCAATTGCTACGACTGTTCTACCGTCTTCTAAGCGGTGTCCAATGGCAAAGTTTACCTTTTTACCTTTGGCTATATCGGCTGCGGCTTGGGTAAGGGCTGAAATACCGCTGTTTTCGTCCTGCCACGGGTGGAGGTCCGCTGGAATGTTTTCGGGCTGGTGGTGTACTATTTGCGGGGTAATGTATTTCGGGATCATTTTATGCCTGCTTTCTTATGTAGGTTTTCACGAAATACGCGGCGTTCTGGTTGTAATAGGCTGAGAAAGCACCTTCACCCTCAGAGCGTAAAACGCGAAAACCATGTGTTTTTAGAGCCTTGAAAGTGACAAGGTCAACCCGTCCGGGGTAAAACACGCGGATTCTGTTTTCACTTGCCCGCCATTCTACACGGATGCCGTCATGTTCTTCGTCTTTGTCTGGTGTTGCTTGCTTTGCTTCTACGATCTGGGTGCGTTGTTTGGCGGTCTTAATCTTGGCGTTGATACTGGTTAGCATGTAGGGCGGAAAGCCTTTCTTGCGGGGTTGGTAATAGTTTTGGTGTCTGTCAACACTCAACAATTCGGCGCGGTGTTCTGGTGACATTTCGAGCGTGTCAAAGTCTGCACCTTTGCGAAGTGCGGCATTAATCCGCTTCATTTCGGCTTGTTCTTTGAGAAGTAAATCAAGCTTTGACTCTAATTTCTCAACGGCTTGCGGGTCCTCGGTGTAAATCATGTCATTGGATTCGACGGTGGCGGCGCGGGATTCTAGACGTTCGGCTTTCTCAATAAGTTTAAAACCTTTGCCGAGTTTATTCCATGCGCGGTCGCGATAGTTACGATCTCGGCGTTCTGAGTGGTGTCCTACCAAAATAGGCTGCCCGAACGGGATAACCTTAAACATGCTGTTACCCTGTTGTATGGATGTTTTACCCTCAGCGCGTGCGCGTTCTGCGGCTGCTCGGAGGCGTTCGATCTTGGCTAAACGTTTGGCTTTGTATTCTTCTACTGTCAACATGATATTTTCTCCTTTTGGTTGTTGGGTTTGTGCCGTCCATCCTGCCCACCTGTTTACCAGATGGGCAGAGGGGGAGCGCAAGGGGTTATACTACTGTCTGTTTTCTTGTTACATTTGGATTGCAGTCGCTGTCTTTGAAATCCAAAATATAATCTCGATTTACGATCATTTTATAACCACGGCTGGATTTAATTTCTCCGCATGGTAATGAGTGTTTTCTAGCCCAAACTCCAGCAGCAAAAGCTAATCCAATAGGAGATGAAGCATAAGGCGGGTTTTCGCTGAAATTCAGGTTCCAACCAGCTTCAAAATACTTTTGTAATTCGTTTGATTTTGACATGTTATACCTTTCCGGCTTTATAAGCCTGTGCCTGCTGTTTTATGGTCTGAAAATAGTCTGACGTGATGATCTGCTGTGCCTGCTGTGTCCGCTGTGTCTGGTCAATTTGAGGGATGAAGCGGGCGAGGCGCTCAAACTTGAATAGGGTGATGCGTAGGGAGCCGAGGGTGATTGTCATGTTATGTCTCACGGGTATAACCTGCCTTATTGGTATTGTGCCTCTGCTGATTCGATATATCCATTCCCTGTGTCAATTTTGATGCGATAATAGGAAAGGTCGTAATCTAACCAGTACTCAATTTTTGTTACAATGCCGGATGTGGGGGGGAATTCCCCGTCAACCCCTTTGTGAGTCACAGTGTCACCAAGTTTGATGCCCTTTGAGGTTTCCAATGCCTCACATTTGATCAGCTTGCTGCGTGCTTGTACTTCTTCCTGTGTTTTGAACATTTCATCCTCCAAAGATATGATATGTTTACTTGATTATTCTGTTTAATGCTGTGGTGATGTGGTCGTCATTGTATGTATTGTATAAATCACGCATAAATTTGTAATCTTCCGTCCGATTACTGTATTGTAGATATTGCATTGTGACGTGAAATACATTCCACTTGAAAGCTAATTCAGAATGTGCCAATGGGCGTTCGATCACTATTTTGTCTGAAAATTTATCCATAACTTCGTTTATAAGTGATGTTAGTTTACCGAGGTCCATCTCTGTAAATTTCATGTTATTTTCTCCTTTTATTGTTTGTTTGATTACTATGTTGTAAGTATAGTGTACAAAGTGTCGAAAGTAGAATAGGAATTAAGTACTAATTTCGCCTACAAAACCTGTGCAAAATACCTGTGCAAAACATGGTACAATGGCGGCATGGGACAGGATGTAGATCGGTACCGCGTGTACAAAAATGGGGCTGTGTTCGATAAAGACAAGGGGCGAATCGTCGCGTTGAAGCCTGAACTAGCCACAAAGAACACCCAGATTACCAAAGAAAACACCAGCGATTTTCTAGCGAAGAGGCTAGAAAAGAAGCGGAACATCATCAGCGAAGCCGCCGCCGCAGCCGTCGAACGTGACGACTACCGCGCAAAATACGGTGACGACGCCTGGATAGCAGCCATAGCCGAGGCAGCGTACATCAAAGCTACCACCCCGGATGATCCAAAAGCTATCGACGCGGCTCGTTTCCTACTCCAGGAGACGGGGCTGAGCGAGGCAAAGCAGGCACAGCCCCAGGGTGACGCGGTAACAGTGACGTTGTCGGCGCAGGGACTGCAGGCGCTGGCGGCTATGCTGGCAGGGAATGGTGGTGATAATAGTAATTATCGAAAGCATGGCGATGTGGTTGACGCGGCAGGCATCGAGAGCCAGGCGGGCATCGAGGGCGAGGCGGCGGACAGTGGCGGCGAGAAACAGTAGGTACGGGGTGTGTCGGTGTGCTTGCTTGTATGTTCGTTGGTTGGGTACCCTCCCCGCAGAAATATTTATCATTTCCAGGAATTCCCCTCCCCTATTTTGATTCGCGGTGCTACAATAGGCGCATGTATCGCATCATCACGACGACGAAGGCAATCGACGTAAACGCCAACTGGACGCTGACGATTGGGGGCGTGACGTATTTCTTCAAGTGGCTGTGGATGAAAGCGGCGATACCGGAGCGGGAGATAGTGCAACTGATGTACTCTGGATGACTCCAGAACGGGCTGTAAGGGGCGATATAGAGACTAGATGACTGATGTACTGAAAATCGTGGGGGAACTTGTAAAACGGCTTGAAACTGCCTCTCCTGAGGAACGCTTGGCGTTACAGCGACAGATCGAGTCTTTACCCCAAGAAGCAAGAGAATTGATGAATGTCCATGTACGCGGGCAACTGGTGACAGTGTTACCTGTGGGCTTGGATGGATTTCGGAATTATTATTTCTGCAAGCACAAGCGGGAATTGCCGCCCCATGCCGAAGTGTGGGTAAAAGCCTTGTTGGAGGCGCACTTTGACGAAACGGGTGTGATGATAGAGGGCTTCCGTGGTTCTACAAAATCGACAGTTACCGCGACGATGGTGGAGTATCTTTCTGGTAAATACCCCGAACGGTCGTCGCTTATTATTTGTTCCACCGAGTCAGATGCCAAGAAAATGGCGCAGTATATCGCGGACACGGTGGAGAGTAACGCAGGCTGGAAGGTATGCTTTCCCAATGTCGTGCCGGACAAGGATAGAGGCTGGGGATCGGAAGGCTATCACCTGAAGGATGTCAAAGTCCCCTATCAGGAATGGGTACAGCGAGTCATGTCCGACCACGGGCGCGACCCGTCCTTCTTGGCGGTGTCAGTGACATCGGGTGCGGTGGGTAAACATCCGACGCTTTGTTTGTTTCTGGACGACATCCACAATCAGAAGAATACCGCTTCAAAGGCGGAGAGACAGTCGGTGGTGAATACCGTAAAAGCCGACATCCTGCCCGTTATGTCCAGAGCCAAGCCCCGCCCGTTCGTAGCCTTTACGTTCACCCCGTGGGATGAAGAAGATACCTACTCGGAAATGAAACGGACAGGGATATTCAAACAAGTAAAAACTCCCGTTTACACCGAGAACGAAAAGGGAAGGTTTACCTACGACGGCAAGAAAGTGGACTTGGCGTGGGAGGAAGTTTTCACTGTCGATGAGATCAAGAAGTGGCGGCAGTTGGTTGGCTCGTCCGAGTTCGCAAGAATGTTCCTGTGCGACTTGAAGAAAGCGGGGGTGACGCTGTTCAAGTATTATTCCTACCCCCATGAACAACTCAATCCAAGCTGGCTCCGCGCCGCAGGTGTGGACTACGCCAGTATCCAAATGCCGACAAGACAGAGTTTGGGCAACCGCTCACACTTTGCCATAGCCCTCGGAACCAAGACACCCCAGAACACGATTTGTCTAGTGGATGGGGTAGTTGCACAATGCACCCAAGCCGACGCAGAAGGATACGTCCTGCGGTATCAGGAGAACAGTATCTCCTTTCGGTACACGGCTCTTGAGACGAACGGCAAGGGTGAGGAATTTTATAACTTGATGAGGCGCAATCCGCGGGCAAAGGTATTCCCCCACCAAGTCAAAGGCAAGAAGTCCGACAGACTGTACCGTGAACTCTCTCCGCTGTTGGAGAATGGCATGTTACTGGTATCTGATGCAGACACCCCGTTCCTCAATGCCTTTCGTTCGTTCTTGGATAAATTCCCGAACATTGACGAACATGACAAGGAATGGGACGTGGCGGACGCTGTATATCACATGGTATCTTGTTTCCCTGAGTGCTTGTCGTTGCCAGCACAGCCGCAGGAAAACTTATCGGTCCACAAGGAAAGGAAAGTCAGTCCGTGGGTAAGCGTGGGGGCGTAAAGGATAGGGCATGGAAAATAAAATCGAATATTATCAGAACATTGCATACGAGGAAATTCAAGGGAAGGCAGAGCGTAACGAGGAATACCGCAAGATAGACGACATGATCGCGGGGGAGTTCGAGCTACCAGAGGCACTCCGAAAACTCCCGTGGATCGGCAATCGCAAGTTCGTCTCTCTTGCCCCTCGTAACGCGGCGCAGGCAGCCACCCGCGTCTTTTCCGCACTTCTTCCCTCCGTCAACATTGATCCACTATTCCCCGATGAAAAGGAATGGGAACGGGTGGAGAAGATGGAAACGGCTATCGAATGGCACTTCAAGCAGTTGAATCAAGGACGACAAAAATCCGTCCTATGGCGCGTGGTTGAATCCGCCGTCAACTACTGCAACGTGTCCATGCAGACTGAATACCTGCCTTACTCTCGCAAGGGACAGACAGGCAAACGCATCAAGTCCATCAAGTCGAAGGGCGACTTTAACTTTATCGTACACCACCCCTCGACGGTCTATCCCCGCTGGTCGAATGACGGCTTGGAGTGCGTGGTACTTGCACAGTCTCGAACTTTGCAGGATTTGATATACCAGTTCGGGGAGGATAACAAGGGCATCAAGGAATACATCGAAGTCCTTGACTCGGACGAAAAGACAAAGGGCGCGGACTACCGCACCACTGAAATTGTGTTCTACGATTACACCGATTGGGAAAAACGTGTCATCTGGTTTTCCGAGGGGACGGATATTCTCTCCGGCTCACAGGATACCCCCTACGTCATCATGGACGAAAAACACGGATTGAGATTCATCCCGTGGGTGGTGGTGGATAACGAGGAGCCTTTGTTGAAAGCCACCTACGATACTTGGGAGAACGCCAACATCATCAAAACTATCGTGTTCTCAAAACATGTGCAGTTGGCAGGACACCCATCGTATTGGGTGAAGAAGTTGTCCGCCGCTGATAATGTGGACATCAACACGGACAATCCCTCCCAAAATCTTGAACTGGTAACAGGACAGGAAGCGGGCGTACTCCCTCCCCCGCCGCTCGATCCGCAGTTACAGAAAACAGAATCCGATTTGGATTCGCAGATATATCAATCCTCCGCTGCATCTGTCTTGGGTTCGGTGGAACGCTTCGCCGGAGCCAATACCCCGTTCAGTTCCATCAACGCCGTGTTGCAGGCGGCAATGGCACAACTTGGCTTGGCAAAGCTGACAGCAGAGCAGGCATTGACGGAAGGCTTCCACCAGATATTCCGCTGGATCGACCACTCCAAAGAGCCGCTTATGGCGTACCGTTCTTCCACAAAGAATCGTGACCGCGCCGACATGCAAGCCGGAGCGCAGATCGCCATTATGCCTGGTGAAGCCCCTGAAACTGTGGAAAATGAGAACGCCATCTACTTCGACCCGGACGAGCTTTACATCACCGTTGACTTGAAAGCCAACACCATCACCGATGAACAGGGACGCATCACCAACGAAATCAACAAGGTGGAGAGACTTGGCTCATCCAAACAATCCGCCTACGAGTCATTGGGCGGCTTGAACTTCGAGCAGGAACAGGAACAACGCGCCTCAGAACTTTTGTTCGATGCTGAGATACAAATGCAAATCCAAAAGAAACAGATCGACCTTGAACTCTACAAGGAGCAGAAGTCTTTGGAAATGCAGATGATGATGCAACAACAGCAAATGGCACAACAGCAACAGATGATGCCGCAAGACCCCAACATGGCGACTCAGGACATGCGACAAGCCGGAGCGTTCGCAGGAGCGCAGGGCTTTGACATGCGGAATGGTGGTATGCCCCCCCAACAGAGCGCACCGGGCGTGGGACGTGAGCAGATCACAGGACAGGACTCACAAGGGACGGCACTGGCATGAACAGGCGCAATCTCCAAAACGCGATATTAAAAGCCCGCGTCATGGCACGCAAGGCGATAGAAAGACACGAGACACAAATGCTCGGAGGTATCAATGGCAAAGCGATTACTGGACGAGGACTTGAGACAAGCCAACAAGTCAACGTCCCCCCTCAAAACCCAAGCCTTCAAACTGGCTAACGGCACGCGCTACAAATCCACCGCCGCAGACGGACAGGCTGGAAAATTTGCGGCGAACAATCCCGCCTATCCCGCCGGTTACATGAATCCCAACTTACGCCCGCAGAACGTAGCGGGTAATAATGTTGTGCCATTGCCAGCGGGACCGAGTTACACCGCGAACACCAACACCCGCGTCAAACTTGGGAATGGACAGATCGTGTCCATGCCTGCCAACACCACCATGAACTTCACCCAACAGCCGACTATGAACGTATTCCAAAGCGCGGCGGATGTCCTGATGGGACGCAACACGCCGGGCAGTATGTTCTATGACAACAGCGGAAACTCAGGGGTGGCGGTATCACGTGGTAATGCCACGATGTCCACACCGGGCAAGGGTGGAAATGTCAATCCCATGCTCGTCCCTGTACAGAACGGATTTGCAGGGGTGCAGACGGGAGCGGGTGGAATGAATACGCTGTCACCAGCCACACGTATGAATCCTGCGGCGGTTAACCCTGTACAAACAGGCTTACAAGGTGGAGTGTATTTCAATCAAGCCCCATTCCAGACACCGCCGACAAATGGATTTACAGCAATGGGAGCATCTTCGTATCCGGCGACATCCTATATGGCTCCCAATCAACAAGGAACATCAACGCAAAAGCCACCATCCAATGAAATTACTTCTGAGAATTATTCTCAATGGGTGGACTATTGGAACTGGCAGGCAAAAAATCCAACAGCCGCACGAGCGCAGGCGCAGGCACAAGCAGCGGCACAGGGAAAGCCCGATCCATTTGCGCCTTATGTGATGACACGCGAACAGATTTGGCAAATGAAAGCCAACCAACGCAGAAAGCAAATGGAAAAGAATACTGAGGGTGGCAGTGTTTATTCGCCTACTGAAATCGTATCCTATGCCCCCACTCCCTATACGGGAACAGGTGATTACTACTCAACCATTTTGAACACAGGTTCAGGATAACATGGCAAAGAAACCAAAAGGCTACTATTCTCCCGAAGCCATTCAATCAAGGCAACGGGCAGAAGTAAACGCATACAACGCGGTAAAAGAGGAACAGCAAAAACAACAGCCGATTTCTCCCCCGCAGTCTGACGTAAAGCCGTTACAACTTCCCGTATCCCCAAAGATAGAAAACCTCCCGAAGCCACCGCCTTACATGGCGTATGACACGACATCGGGAGGACTTGCCTATTATGGGGATGGATTCAAAGGTTGGCTACGCAAGGCATGGGCAGACCTGACCGACCCGACAAAATTCAAGTGGCAGATCAATCAACTCGACCAAGACACGCAAAGCGAAATAAACGCCGCGTACGATGACCGCATTGGTGCATGGGCAAGGACGCTTGAAGAAAAACTAAAATGGAGCCAGCGCGGCTCGTTCTGGTTTGGGGCGTTTACATCGGCGGAAGAAGCCACAGGCTTGACCGCAGAAGATGTCGCCGCATTACCAGCCGGACTTGCAACTGAAAAGCAAATCACCAAAGAAGCCAGCAAAGCCGAAGGCGACACAAGAACCGAAGCATTTATACAAAGCGCAGGAACGGGCATGTCCCGCGCCGTTCGTCTTGGGGTGGATACCACGCAAAATCTGATATGGGGTGGATTGGCATTACTTAGCTTGGATGATGAAGCCATGCGGAAAATTCATACTACCTCGATGGGCTTGGATTCCGTAGCCGACCAGTTCAAGAAAGACGAGCCAACCAACCTGTACTTGAAGATAAACCAATCCTCGCCCTACGCCATCATCAAGGATGCCATCACTGTTACAAAAGCAATGATGCAGAATAAGATAACGTGGGCGGAAACAAAAGAACGAATACAGGATTATCAGAAAGCATCCGCAATGGCTTATACCCTTGCCTTTGATGAAGCCAAACGCGCCGAGTTTGATAAGGCACTAGCAGAAGGAAAAGACCCAGGTTTCTTAGCGCAGGACATGGGTAAGATGGGGACAGAACTTCTTGGCTCTATCTTAGGCTCACCAAGTACCTATTTGGGAATGTCTTTGGTAAAGCCTATCAATTACTTTGATGACGCAGCCCGATTAAGCGCGGATACTGTGCGCGTTTTTGGAAAGACCGTATCCCTCCCGTGGCAAACCATTGTGCGAATCCCTACGTTCGGTGAGTTCATCGGCGCAAACATTGGTAAGGCTAGACTAGCCAAAGCATCAGACAGATTTGTAAATAATGTCATGCCTGATTTGGACACCCTGCTTCGCAACTCAGGCAACGTGAACGACGAAAGACAGGCGGCAAAGGTGGTCAATGAAGCCGTCGGCAAAGTTTCTAAGTTCTTTGATTCATGGAAACAAAAGGATTGGATGTGGAATCTCGCCAGTGTGGACAGGGATGGTAAAGTCCGCCGCGCCTCCGCCGATGCCGACTACTTTCTAAAATCCATGATGACACGCTATGGTCTGAATGAAACACTGGCAACCTTGCAGGACATGGCAAACCTCCGCAAAGGCGGAAGCGCAACGATTGACGCAGCAAAGAAGTTACTTACCAAGTCTGACTTTGTATTCTCGGATGTCGGCATGTTGGTGGGTGAAATCATGCACCGTATGGATAACGACAATCTTTTGGATGTCGTCAAAAAATCCGCGAACCATCAAGAAACATACGGTCTGCTTTATCATAAACTTGAAAGCGTCATAGGTGATCTTATCCCTTCCGTGGATGAAATGTTGCAAGCGGAGAGCAAACTAAAAGCGGGCGACACTTCGGCAAAGGTCAAGCGGCTGGCAGAAATGGCAAAAGACCTGCCAAAGCCTGTCCGTATCATCAATCAATTAACCCGACCATCCGAAGCAGTTGTCAAAAAGACAACAGGCGGAATGGTGCAACTGTTTATGAATTGGGTTCCACGCTCTTGGGCGAGGAACATCTACGGTCAATCCTTATTGTTGGCAATGTCCACAGACCTCAAAACCGCTGTGCTTACATCGTTGGAAGCATTAGGGCGAAGCCCTGTAAAGAAATACTCTGACAACATTCTTGCCAATATGAATGAGGCTCTTATCCGTAAACTTGGATTTGCGCCAATCGAAGCATCTCTTGGTATTGCGGATTCATTGCAGACAAAAACAAAGTTTGGCTTTTTGCCTGCAATGCAGCGTTCAGAGCAAATTACCGCCGCAAACATCATTTTGAAAGTCGTGGATGACGAACTAAAAAAAGCACTGCCCTCCGTTTTGAAGGGGATGCCTGAATGGGACAACTTACTAAATATGTTCCCGCAGAACCAAAAAGGGCTGATGTTCTCAGCCTTGAAACGTTCAGCGGGTAATGTTGACGAAGCGTTGGACATTATTCGTAAGATAGCAGGAAACGGCGAAGTTGAAACATGGCGGTTGGTGGAACCGTCCGTTGATATGCAAAACCATCTAAAGTCAATCGGCATGTTGGACGAGTTCTACGACCTGCAAAAGAACGCCGAAAGCGTGGATGAGTTCAAGTCTGGGCTGGATGCCATCGTGTCTCGGTACGATGCGTTGGTAACGGAAGCCGCTCAAAAGATGCCATCCACAGTTTCTAAAATGCCGGAGGAGTTGTACGAGTTTGCAGGGGATTTGGCAGACACCCGCAAAGTGGATGTCCGCGACAAGAATTTAATGGCGGAGTTGATCCAGTCTTGGCAAAACACCCAAGACCAGTTGACAACGGTTGTTTCCGAAACACTTGCAAAAGCCCGCCGCATTGCGCTGGAAAATCCTCAACTCTATACAGCCGTTGAGGAAGCAACAGCGCGAATTGAACAAACTGCATCTATTACAGTGGAGCAGTATCGTTCCATCAATCTATTACGAGACGAAATAATAAAGATGATAGATGCGTCCAAAGACGCTGATGCAGCCATGCTTAAAACAATGTGGACGAAGCCCATCTATTACAAGGGGCGTAAGTTCCAACTTAGTGAGATTTATCAAAGTCAAAATCTTGCAAAGTTGCAACGTCCAACTTTTAGAAAACGATTATGGACCGCGTTCTTTGAAACATCTGCTGATGTGTACAGAAATGGCAACAATAAGAAGTACACAGGCTCTTTGCAAATTCTTGAAGAAATGGCAACCAAGATGGGGATGTCATTTGATGAGATCGTCATGGCAGACAAAGGGTCTGACAATCCCTATCGCGTATTGACCAAGTTGTTCCAAGAATCCGAGGACATTGAAGATGCTGTGTCGTGGCGAAGATTCTTGCGTCAGTTCGATTTTCAAGAAATACCCAAAGCCTCTGACGGCTCACCTATTCTTATCAAGGATGTCATTGGTGACTTCCAAGAAATATTCAAGACATGGAAAGGCGGAAAAAAACACATTGTCAACGCGGTAGCAGCGGACACTGGCAAGGTCATTCCTTACGAACAGGTGACTCTTGAAGATGCCTACAAAGCTATTTGGAGCCGTACCAGAGTTCCGCCGTTCGATGATACTGTAAGTGAAGCACGCATCCTGTGGGAAACCCGCGACGAGTTTTTGGCGGACGTACAGCGGTGGGGCGACACGGTGACAAACGAATGGGGATCGAAGGTAAAGTCGACCCCTGTTGATATGACTGATGCCCTGCGAAGTTTCCGTAACGCATTTGAAACACGTATGAAACCTGTTCGTGAAATGGCGGGGCGTGTGGCTGTGGAAACCAGAAACTTTGTTTTGCATGACTACGACAAGACTTACATGGATCATGCTCTGTCATATCTGTTTGGAAACTCGTTCCATTACTGGACAACCCGCTCGTATGCAAAGATGCTGGAAAATGTTGTTGATAATCCAAAGTATGCCAATATCTATCTAGCTTACAAGGACTATATTCAACAAGAACACGCAGATATGCCGGAGTATTACCGACAAAATGCCGTAGTCACCAACTTACTTGGGATTGACTTGTCCAACCCATACTATATCAACCTTGAGTCAATGATTAACCCTGTTTATGGATTAACTGGCTCAGACTTCAACGACCCGAAAAAGCGCGTGGATTGGGTTACGAACATGGTTAGTGATATGGGGAGAATGGGTCCTTCTTTCTCGCCTTTGGTGAACTGGGCATTAGCATTAAAACTCTACACCACAGGACAACAGGAAGCAGGCGAACGCTGGCTTGGTCGATTGTTACCACAATCGCAGTTGGTGAAGTCAGCAAGTTCCACTCTGTTTGGGGAAGCAATAGAAATTGACCCATTCGTTCAAGTTGCAAACCAAGACCTTTGGGGTGGAGCCGACCCCTACGAAAGAAACCGTGTCGTGGCGGCTCTTGCCATGATGGTACAGCGCGGGGATATTACCCAAGAACAGATGATTGAAGCGGCACGTTCCAAGAATGGAGATATTTGGAACGCCGCTGTAAACTACTCAGCCCAGAAGCGTTTTCAAGGGGATGTCAGTTCCTTCTTTATCGGTGTCGGCGCAAGACCACGTACTCAGGAAGATATGGTCATTGAAAAGTTTTGGGGAGATTACTCAACGCTGTTGGCTTCAAAATCCATTATGACCCCAGACCAATACAGGGACGCATGGAACGCACTCAGGGAAAATCCAGAGTACGGCATGTTCGTGGATGGACTTTTGTTGGGTCGCAAGAACAGCGCAGAAATGGAAACCGCCTATGCCTACAATGTACTTGGCAGGATTCCACCCGGACAAATGACTGACATTACAGGCTTGGTAGATATTGACCAAAAGTGGATTGAGGAATTTTATAACGCCAAAGGCGACATCTCAAAAATGAACCTGACCGAACAAGACAAGGCTCGTTTTATTGCAGGTATCGAGGATATGGCACAGATGTATCAAATGCCATCCAATGCAAACCGCCAATCTTGGGCGGAAGCGCGAAAGATGTATGCGGAAATGAAAGATGTAATGAATGAGCGTTACGGCGAGGATATTCAAGATAAACTGGAAAAATACTACGATTTGAGTTATTCAGATCAAGAGGACTTCTTGGACGATAACCCCATTGTCCGTGACGCGCTTATCTTGCAAGACTACTACATAATTTCAACGCCGACATTGAACGAGTATTATGGCGGATTTAGTACAACAGAACGCTACTTCACGAACATCATGTACCGCGACCTCGAACAAAAGTACGGCTCTGACATGCGAAATCTCGACTTGGAATATTCCGATCTGCTTGACACTAAAGAACGGAAAGCATTTGAGGCACAACACCCTGGCTTTTCCGCTTATCTTGCAGAGAAGAAACAGCTTCTTAAATCCATCGACGAGCGCATGAAAAGCGTGGAAGCCTATCTTCCCGAAGCACCCTCACGGCGAGAGGACGCAACCGCCCAAAGCGATTATCAGCAAGCCTTACTGGAAGCTGCCAACACCCCCAACGTCCTACCGATGGAGTATTGGACGCAGACATTGGGAGAGCCTTTGGTAGAGCAAATGGCAGACTATTACCAGAACGGGGACAAATTATCCTATTACGCAAGGCAGGAACTTCAATATCAAGCCCGTCAATTAGGCATGAGTTACGATGAAGTCCTTGCGTATTTCGGGGCTTCCTTTGCACAAAGTCAAGGAAGTGTGGTAAACTCGCCCTAACGGGGAATATATCTAGGGGATATAGAAAGGAAAAAACACAATGTCAAACGAGTTGGACAGCAACCAGACCGACGGGACACCTGCACAGCCAAATGCGGGCGGTTCGGAAGGTGGTGTTAGCGGTGGTTCATTCGACCCAAAGAAACTGGAAGATGTTTTAACCATTTTTTCCAAGAAACTTGAGGAGATTGATTCGCGCACCAAATCCCTGCAAGGGGACAAAGACCGGGGCGTAAACAAGACCCGCAAGGAACTTGAAGAAGTCAAGAAACAACTTGCCGAGATTGAAGCCTTGAAGAAACGCGGCTTGTCTGAGGAGGAAGCGATTGAGGAATACGACTTCCGACAGACCGTCCGTCAACTTCGGGAACAACCTGCGGCTCCCGTTGGCAGCGAGACAGTGGACGTGGGCAAAGTCATTGCAGAATACGGATTGGACTTGAATAACCCAGAGGTGAAGTTAGCCTTTGAGGGGAAACAATTCAATTCACCTGTCGAGGTCAAGGCGGTTGTTGCCGACTTGATGAAACCAAAACCAACGCCAACCCAAGCACAATCACCAGCCAAGCCCGCTGATAAAGTTCCATCTGCTGATGGGGATTTGCAAAAGGCTTATGAAAAGGAACTGGACGTATTGCGAAAGGCTGGCAGACCAAACCCGGCTCAAATCTCTGACCTAAAGGCAAAGTTCCGAAAGAAGGGATTGGAAGTCTGGTAAACCTAACATAGCCACAGGGAGGCTAACATGGCAGTTTATGACCAGCAAGTAACAACCTATTCCGATACGACCCCCCATATTCGTATCGTCAACGACGTTATCAGTCTCATTGACCCCGTAGATACTCCGCTTTTGAGTCTCTTGGGACTTGACTCTGCACGCTCGAAATTCAAGATTCGCGGCAATGGCTACAAGATCGAATGGCTTGAGGACGAATACGCTCCCACCAGCACCACCGCCAATCAAGGCACCACCATCACCACCAACACCACGACCTTGACCGTCACCGATGCGTCCATCTTCCAGCCTGGTCACGTCATCCAGATCGACTCCGAATACATGGTGGTTGACACGATCAATACCACCAACAACACCGTGACCGTGTTCTCCCGCTCCTACGGCGGTACGAACGCCACCCACGCGACGACCTCCACCATTGAAATCGTTGGTATGGCTCGTCTCGAAGGTGATGACGCGGACTACGGTCCTATCGTGGACATCACCGCACCGTACAACTACACCAGCATCTTCCAGAAGGCTCTCAATATCTCTGGTACTCAGCAGGTGATCGACCAGTACGGTATCAACGACGAGTTCTCCTATCAGGCGAACAAGGGTATTCCCGAACTGTCCCGCCTGTTGGAACGCGCTGTATTCCACGGTATCCGCGCTGCGGGTACTGCCACCACCCCGCGTTCGATGGGTGGTCTTGCCACTTACATCACCGACAACACCGTTGACGCTGGCGGCGCAATCGCCAAGGGTGACATCGACAATGTGATGGAATACTGTATGTTGGACGGCGGTATGCCTGACCTGTTCGTAGTCAATCCGGCTGTGATGAATGACCTCCGCGCTCTGCTTGATACTTCATCCTTTGTCCGTGTGACTCAGGATAACAGTGTCTTTGGTATGAGTGCCATCACTCAGTTGCAGACCCAATACGGAAATCTCCGCGTTGTGGAATCGCGCTGGTGTCCTGTCAGTCGGGCGTACTTGCTTGACAGTTCCAAAGTCGGCTTGTATAGCCTGCGTCCGTTCCAGTGGTACGAGCTTGCCCGTACTGGTGACGGTCGCAAGGGTGAATTGATCGGTGAGTTCTCGTTGGCTGTCGCAAACGACAAAGCCCACGGCGTAATCTCAGGTATTACCTCCTAGTGAGGCGGGGAGAGGTGTAACGTAGTTCACGCCAAGCCTCTCCCCTGAAAGGTTAATATGGGATTGATCTGTACTGTAAAGTTCATGGAAAAGTTCAAGGATGGGAACATTATCGCCCGCGCTTTCAAAGCGGGAGAAATTACCGAACTTGACGAAGCACTGGTAGAACGCATCCGTCAGAGCGGCGGGATGCTTGAAGTTATGGAAAAGCGCGTACCGCCTCCGCAGAAAGCGGGCAAGGATGCGAACTAAGTTATATCTCGGTGTTCCGTGTTATGGGACGCAAGAGCCGGAGTGGTGGGCTTCACTGGCTGCACACACCGCAGTTCTCGGACAACAATTCGACCTCACGGTAGCCGTCGCCTCAACAATGGCGACAGACCACAATCGTAACGACATCACCGATAAGTTCTTGAAGTCGGACGCAGAGTGGTTGTTCTGGATCGACGCAGATACCGTTGTCCCGATTGGCGCAGTCACACGATTGATGTCATTGGGGAAAACATTAGCCAGTGGACTTTATTATGGCAAGAATCCCCCGCACAACCCCATTGCATATGTGAAATATAACAAGGCATATATAGCCATCGAGAAAACACAGACTTGGGAACGAGGGGAAATTTTACCGGTGGACGCTGCGGGGATGGGTTGCTTGTTGACTCACCGCAGCGTGTACGAGGACATTCAAAAGAATTTTACGGTTCTGCAACGCATGGGCGGCGGACTGCTACCTGTCCACAAGAACGACATCGAAGGGACTTTCTCAGAAAGTCACGAACATGACGGGAAAGTGTACAAAGGACAACTTCGCACCCGCATGGTAGAGCCTACCATTGAAAATTACAAATACCCGTTCTTTGGGTTGGAGTTCGGACGAACTGAGGACATTTGGTTCTTTGAACTCGCCGCCCGCGTGGGACATAAAGTTTGGCTTGATACATCGTTGGAATGTGGTCATCTTCGGGCAAAGGCTTTCACTGGCGAAGATTACCGTGAATTGAAAGGTCGATAACATGGAAGTCTTAGAGATTGGCGCGAACGTAAAGCCGCAAGCCCAACTGATCTGGAAGGATGCCAAAGTCCTAACGCTGGACATCGACCCGAACATGAAGCCCGACATCGTAGCCGACGCAGGCAACATGCCCGAAGAATTACACGGGCGTTTTGATGGGATACTCGCCTCCCACGTTTTAGAACATTTTAGCTATTGGCGGGAGCAGGACATCTTGAAAAGCTGGATCGCCTGTTTGAAGGAAGGCGGGGAATTACATATCGTCGTTCCCTCCGCAGAATGGGCGGCGCGTGAAGTGTTGAGTGAGAATCCATCCCCTGCCCTGCATGGACACATGCTGGCGGGACAAGTCAACGGATGGGATGTCCACCTGAACATCTTCACGATGCGAAAACTGCGCTCTTTGTTTGAACGTGTCGGCTTGTCCGTTACAAGGGCAAGGACAGGCGAATACTGGTTGCACTACAACGGCAAAGAGTACAAAGCCGAACAGCATTACATTTGTGGTGTGAAGGGAAAGCCTGAACTAAGCAAGGAATAATTTTGAAGAAACGCTAAAAGTGGAGAGTGTCAAACTCTCGGAGGGACAATGACATACAGCGCGACCCAACTCCAACTAACTCACGTCCTGCAACGCTTCTACCGCCGCGTGGGTGGTAAGGTCACGCTTGCCACAGGCGGTACAACCACCACAGTAATTGATACCAAACTAGCCGATGAACTTGGCGACGGTAACGAGGACGACTTCTACAACGGTGGTACGGTTATCGTCATCGAGGATGCAGGTGGTTCTAATGCCGCACCCGAAGGCGAGTTCTCCCGTATCACGGATTACGAAGCCTCAACCACAACGGCGACGTTCTCGCCTGCCTTGACCGTTGCACCAGCTTCGGGGGATAGGGTGTTACTTGCATCCCCTGACTTTCCTTTGTATGACATGATCGAAGTTGTCAATGATGCTCTTGAG